TCACTTAGGTTTAGATTTATCCGGATACTCCGATGCCTTCTTTGGTGTTTTACATATCGTATCACCACAGTGATCTCTGTTCTGGTATACAGAGTTTATAGAAGCTGCCATTTCATTACATGTCTTTAGAGACCATCGACCTAACTTGGGTTTTTCGACTTTAACAAAAAGTTCAAACACTTTCTTCAACATTATCTAGAATGAGAGGCTTATGTTTAAGTGCGATTATTTGCTATCAATTCTCGTAAATCTACTGGATTTTTTAGGGTTTCGAATGTTAGGGGTTCGGGATGGATAGATGTATTTGGTGGATTGTTGACTACTTTATGAGGAGAATCATCTATCAATAATGTATTCGTTTCGTCATACCACGGAAACATCTCCCACACATATTTAAGTTCTTTGAGAAATATAGGCTTTCCACTATCCATAGTACCAACTTTAGTACATTGTCTCTGAGAATAAATAAACTTCAGATCTTTCATCTTCTTGCCCCAAATATGTCTCACGATAGGTATAGTATTATGAGGCATAGTTGAAGACCACACAGCCACATCGTAATTGTGATGTACCCATTTAAGAAACTTTCGAATACCGGGACGTACAAAACATTTGAAATTTCCAACTACGAAATCTGGTTTTTGGGAGGTAGCATCTCGCCGGCGAACTAAAAAGATCCCATTGAGGTCAAATATTATTAATCGTTTCATCTTACATTTACATACATCTAAACTTGACTTAAGTTATTAAATATAGGAATCTGCGGGGCGCTTGGTTGTGGGATGCACTTATATGCCTCACTGAGAGCGTTCATCGTTACTAGATAGGTACCCTCTGAAATATGCTCCGAGACATCGTCGATTGCGGTTTGTGCGCGTCGGATCATGTCCACAGGATGCCTCAAATGTACCTCGGACGGGCGCGCCACGTTCACTGGTTGTGGGTGGATTTGGGGATAAGTACGCATCTGAGGATAGTTTCTATAATTGCGTCTATTAGATCGCATACATATACCAATAAGGGTAAATAGTAATGTCATAGCCGATAAAATCATAGAACCCCCGCCAAAAACCATTGAATACTTCGAATAATTAAATAGGTCGTCCAAATCACCCGTTTGGTTTTTTCCATCAATTTGCACTACACTTTGAAGATAGTTATTTGTTATGTTTTCGTGATAGTGACTTGTTATATTTTCGTGATAGTGACTTGTTCTCATATCTTTGAGATGTGTATGTGTGTGATTTTGTTGTATATATGTGTTATTGTGTTTGTGTGTGTGATTTTGTTGGACATTCGTGACATTGTTGATGTAGTTTGAGTGGTTGTGGTAATCTTCATGATATGTGATATTTTCATGAACATGTGTGACATTTTCATGATACTGGGTGATATTTTCATGAACATGTGTGACATTGGTAATGTTTGCATAATAGAGATTTGTCATATTTCCATCAACGTAATTAACACCGTCTACCAAACCGGCAAACGAATAACCGCAACATATGAAATTTTCCGAATCTAGATCGTCAAGGTAATTGTCGGGTAACTGTAATGCATTCGCTCCGGCAAACGAACGCGCGTTTGTATCATCTTCACAAACGACCACGAAATACTTGCCGTCCGGGGGACGGGTATTTGAATCCTCACAGATTGCTGTAGATTTGGGGATCATTATTTTAACTTGATAATTACAAGATTGAGTATCACTTAGGTTACTACAAAGTTTCTTTCATACCATTTTTCAACCACTGGAAGGTGAATATCATAAAGTGTGCGTTCCAATTCTATCTCATCTACATGACACATTGCGTGTTCGAGGAGTTTTATATTTTCACTCATCACAGCGCCAATCATCATTGATTTTCCCGACGCTCGCATGATTTCAGTCCAATGATAATGGGAATGTTCGCCACAAGCGTTCTTAAAAATCTGGAACATAAGACGCCCAGCGGCATGATCTGAACACTCCGCAATCCAATAAATTAGGTACGATTCTGGGTGTTCATATTCTTCTGCTATCTCAAATTCAACACAAGTGACGATATCGGGACTTCTCAACGAAAGACCATCATAATCTCTTTCGTTGATAAGTTTCGCGAGTTCCTGACGAATTCTTAAAAAATTCATTCTGCGGTAAAGTTTACCAGAGGGGAGGTCGCTTAGGTGAAACATATCTATTTATTTACGAGAAATTTTTAATTACAAAAGTGTTCCAGTTGCGCGAAAGTATGCAGCGGATATAGCGAACACGCACGCGATCGCGGATATAATCACGGGGATTTGAGAACCGGTATCCTTTTTATCTTCTCCTTCCATACTGTTTATTATATCATGATAAATTATTCTTCATCTACTTCTTCTTCGTCAATCTCAATGTCTTCATCAACTTCATCAGCGTCTCCAGTGTCAACACCCTGGAAGGCAAACGATGGAAGCTTGTTGGATTGTTCAAGGAGAGCCTGTTGGAGACGGATCGTCACACCAAACTTGTTGTCAATGAACCAAATGGAGCTCACATCAACAATGGCCATAACAGTTTGACCCTTTTCAATGCTGTCAAGGGGGGCAGATTCTCTCTTCATAGAGTAAGCCTCTGGAACAAACGAACCATCCGGCTTGGTAGCAATCTTGAGCTTGAGAGTAGATGGGTATGGTTCCTTACTTGGGCGAACCATTGGCTTGTACAGGGCCTCGCGCAAAACGGCCACATTGAACTCCTTCCCTAGCCACTCCTTGGAATTCTCAGCGACAGTATTTACAATAATCTCGTCAAGCTCCTTCAGCTTGTCGTGAAGTTCCATCGCTTCGGCGTTATCATTATCAAAACTGAGGTCAAGAGAATAAGTAGTGCGTCCGGTGCCCTCGTCAGTGAACGCACTGAGTCCATACGGAGAGCGAAGAAATGGGAGTTGGATGTAAAGTTTTTTATTGTCACCACTGTTCAGGTAGACGGTCTTTCCGCCATTTTTATTTTTACGGAGTTTAGAAAAGCCAACATCAGTTGGGGAGAATTCTGAGGATCGTTGGATAGCAAGCGACATTTGTTGTGGGTATTATATTTCTACTACGTGACTTGACTTTAAGTCAATTTTTTTTGTCAACCCATGGTAAAAAGATATCATGGGTCTCTTTAAAGACTGTGGCTGTGGTTGCAATGGTTCGAAGCAGCAGGAGAAGTTCATAACCTCCATCATCTCGGGACTGACTTTTTTCGTTGTCGCGAACCCAGAGACTTTCCGACTTGTCAGGAGAATCCTCGGTCCACGCATCGCGACCCCCAATGGTTGCCCATCGACCGTGGGTCTCCTCATACATGCTCTCGTCTTTGTGATGATTGTATGGGGTATGATGAATGTCAAGAAGGATCTCCCCAAAGTGAAGGATATTGGCCCCTCTGCGGGGTGCTCCGATTGTAAGGAGGGCGTTGTTCCACCAAAAAAACAAATTGATGTTGTGATGAAACCGGGTATGGTGGATGAACCATTTGTTGATACGGGTCTTGAACTTGGATCTATGGATCTTAACCCTACCCTGTTATAATAAATGATCTATCCGTCGTTTGTTCGATTTTTAAGTTTTTAATATTTTTGATTTTTTCGTGAATACTATTCACATGTTTATGGGTAATTGTAAGACAATTTTCGATAAACATTTGACCGTTATATTCCACAATGAGAGGTCCGGGTCCGCCAACCACTGATTGTAAAATTGCGAACTGCATGTATGTGTGTGCCTTAATTGTAAGATATTTGTATCTTATCTTTATCTCGGTGTAAGTAAATGCTCGGTCTAGGTGTTTCACAAGGACTTAAGTTAGAGCGGTTACGAATCAAGGGGAAAGAACACGTACTTTTTAAAGGGAGTGATGGTAAAATATCTGTGGTAGATTCCGTATGTCCCCATCGAGGCGCGAATCTTTGTAACGGGAGAGTGAAAGGTAATAATATTCAATGTCCGTATCATGGTTGGGAATTTGATTCAGTTGGAAAACTCGTCAACGTTCCCTCAATGAATAACATCCCTTGTAAGGCCGATATACTGTCATACCCGGTCATGGAAGATGGCGGATTTATTTGGTCATCTAAAAACGAGGATAATTTACCCACGAAATATTGTCCGGAGTTGTACGATCCAAATTGGGTAAAGGTCTACGGTTCAAAAGAAGTTCAGGGAACCGTCCTTGATTGGATTTTAAATGCTACAGATATTTCCCATATTAACTTTGTTCACGACTTTGCCGACGAGGATAACGGTATTATAAGGAATACCAAAATCAATGTGTTTGACAAGTATGTTGACTGTCACGCCGTGGTACAACCCAAGGCATCTTCGGTGTTCACTAAGCATATGCAGCCGAAAAATGGCTCCGAAATACACAGTCGCTTTGTAGCACCTTACACAACAATCATTCGTATCAAACTTAAAGACCCATACGAGTTTATTACATTCAGTACACTTCTCCCAATGGACGATACATCAACAAAGATATCATGGTGCATGCTATATCCAAAAATGCCAATACTCAACAATCCACTTGTCTATAGAAGATTTTACAATAAAATGTTCGAGACTGTATCTCAAGATGAAGCAATTATAAAAGATGTCACACAGGTTTCGCTTGATATTAATGCTAAGTGTGATATCTTTCAATTGAAAGCTTTGGAACTATTAAAAAATTAGAAGTCCTCATCAAACCCAATTTCACCCGAATCATCATCCAATTTCCCATAGTCCCCAACTCGCTTCTCAAAGAAGTTGGTCTTCCCATCAAGGCTAATGTTTTCCATAAAGTCAAATGGATTCTTCGCGTTCCAAATGGGTGGCACCCCAACTTGTTTGAGGAGACGATCCGACACATACTCAATGTACTCGGACATCTTCTCAGAGTTCATACCGATGAGATTACATGGGAGTGCGTCCAAGATGAACCCTTTCTCAATCTCAACCGCCTCTTTCACGATGGCGTGGATAGTTTCGGTAGTGGGTCTATTACGCAAAGTCTTGAAGAGCTCCACAGCAAACTCTTGGTGGAGACCCTCATCACGAGAAATAAGTTCGTTTGAGAAGCACAAACCCGGCATGAGACCCCGCTTCTTCAACCAATAAATAGCACAGAATGAGCCGGAGAAGAAGATGCCCTCCACACACGCAAACGCAAAAAGGCGCTCAGCGAAGGAGCGAGACTTTGTGTCAAACCATTTCATCGCCCATTTCGCCTTCTTCTCAATACATGGTACAGTTTGGATGGCTTCAAATAACTGCTTCTTTTCAAATCCATCCTTAATGTATTTGTCAATCAATTTTGAATATGTTTCGCCATGAACCATTTCATTATGGCATTGATACGCGTAGAATGAACGCGCTTCGCTTATCTGAACCTCATCCGCAAAATTGTTATTGATATTCTCAAAAACAATTCCATCGGACCCAGCAAAGAATGCCAGGATGTACTTTATGAATTTCTTTTCATTTTCATTCAGGGTCTTCCAGTCGTCAAGATCTTTGGACAAATCAACTTCTTCCGCAGTCCAATTGCTCATTTGAGCCTTTTTATAGAGTTCCCAGAGTTGTGGATACTTCAGGGGGAAGACTGTAAATCTGTTTAGGGTGGGGGCCAGAATAGGTTCATACTCTTCCTCAACCCATTCTTGAAATTCAAAGTAGTTTCCGATGTGATGTCCGTCACGAAATATTTGAGGGTAGGAATCAAGCCTACCGCCACACAACTTTTTGAGATCCTCCTTCTCAATCATAACTTTTTCGTAATCTATCCCCCCCGATTCACACAGTGTGACGGCATGGTCGCAGTATTGACATCCTTCCTTCGAATAAATTGTGATTTTCATCTGTAGTATTATCGTTGATAATTTTTTGCCTGAAAACTCTAAGCATGATCGTGCCATCCGAAATTATTGAAAATGATATAGTTAAACTACTTGTAAACGAAGACAGCGTAGAGGACGACTTCTTAGCTGTTGTGGGAATGAACACTGGCCTGGTCCTCGGGGTGCGTTATCTAAACCCTACTGAACTCATATATAAATCCGCTTGTGTCTATCAACTTGAAGACGGTGACATGAACCCTGCTCCATACGAAAGTGTGATGGAACATTACCCAAGTGGAACAACTTTTGAAGATTTGGAATACAAAATGATTAAGGACGGTCTATATGCTAATCTAAATGAAATTGACATTGAAGATTCCGATTCTGAAATATACGATGAGGACGAGAGTGATTCGGAAATGGATGACTTTATTGTACCAGATGATGAGATTGATGGTAAGATAATTCCGCCTTCTGACTATAAAACCATAGACAAGGAATGGAATGCCTGGGAGCCAAAATCTCCAGGGGCGCGCAGTTTTAAGGAAACTGTTAATGCCATTGAAGCTATGGCCAAAGCGCACGCAGATAACCTAAGTTTTGGTGCGTAATTCCAAAAAGCAAAAAAAGCTCTCCCCAATTTATACCAATATGCTGGCAGCTATCTGGTCTGATCTAGACCAATTATTACCTAAAAACAACGAACAAAAGCCAGTGAATACCAATTTTTGTAGGGAATGCTCAGGAGTGAAAATTATTTCACCGGAGGGACTACCAACTTGTTCAGAATGTGGTCTTGTAGATGACAACTTTGTAGACGACACTCCTGAATGGACGAGTGGAATCACAGATGATGGACGGGTAAATGACCCATCGAGATGCGGCAATCCAAATGCAAACCCCGAACTCTTTTCCCAAAACTGGGGAAAGGGTACTATCATTTCAACACAACGCTCATCAACTTATGAAAATAAGAGAATGGCGAAAATCAATTTTCACATGTCTATGAATCACAAGGATCGGTCACTTTTCCACGCGTACCGCGATATAGATGAGGCATGTCACACTCTACCAGATACAGTTCTCAAAGAAGCCAAGATGATGTACAGAAAGTTCAATGACGGAAAATTGACCCGCGGTGCAGTGAGACTTGGAATCAAAGCCAATTGCGTATTATACGCGTGTAGACTTGCGCAATGCCCAAGAACAACAAGTGAAATCGCGGAAATGTTTGGAATCCAATCGAAAGATGTTAGTCGGACAACCCAGATATTCAAAGATACAATTATGGGGGTGACCGAAAAGAACTATGTAACAAAGGCGTCCGATGTGATGCAGAGACTTCTTAATTATTTTGATATATCTCGCGAAGATAGATACAAGTGTAACAAGATGTGTTCAGCAGTAGATGATTGCGTGGAACTCATGAGTAAGACGCCGAATAGTGTAGCATCTGCGATCATCTACATAGTTCTCAAAGATGGGATCACGAAGGCGCAGGTATGTGAAAAATGCTCCGTATCTGTACCAACATTGAATAAGATTGAAAATATTATGAAAAAACACTTAGAGGCTAAAAACTATTTGTAATAAAGAATGGTCAAATTGTTTCTGTCTACGCCATGTTATGGAGGCTTATGTTTAGAACGTTATATGACAAGTATAGTTAAACTTCAAATTCTACTGCTCAAAGAAGGAGTACAACTCTATCTCGATACAACTGAAAATGAATCGCTCGTCCACAGGGCTCGCAACGTAGCTGTGGGTCGTTTCATGCAGAAAACTGACTGTGAGCTGTTCATGTTTATTGATGCTGATATAGATTTTGAAGCTGAATCCGTTGTGCGCCTTATTAAATCCAATCACGATATCAGCGTTGCATGCTATCCCAAAAAGGTGGTCATGTGGGAGCAGGCGGCTAACGCTGTAAAGGGGGGCGACGATCGCAACATGGCTATGCTTGCTTCGAGTCTGGTCGTCAACTTTGGAGCTCATAGAATATCTGTTGAGAATGGTTTCATTCCCGTACTTGATGGTCCAACTGGGTTCATGGTTATAAAAAGAGATGTTTTCAAAAAGTTAGAGGAAAAATTCCCCGAACTATGGTGTAAAAATGATCACCAAAACAGGGATTTTGACGAATACCACGCAGCATTTGATACCATGATAGACCCGGAATCTCGAAGATTTCTGTCAGAAGATTACGCCTTTTGCCGCAGATGGCAGCAGTGCGATGGAAAAATTTACGCAGACATTAATACAACTCTCGGACACGTAGGAAATCTTCCATTTAGTGGATGTCTTAATGATAGGCTTAAGGCTTAGAGGGCCATTATATGTAATATGAAGATTTGTACCATTGTTGTAACTCGTTCAAAATCGTGTTCCGTAAAGACACTTCATTCAGTTCTCAAACTCAACATTCACTGTCTTCGAAATAATGTTCAGAATGAGATTTTGTATGTAAACGACAATCCATTTGATGTAGTTGAAATGATTCAGAAAACCCTCACAAAATGTGATCGCATTTTCTTTGTTGACTTTGGTATCGGCGTGGACGAAGAATCCATTAAGCAGATTTTTAAAGATCACGAAGGAATAGGTGCTTTAGTTTTCCCGGGTGTAAAGGACGGTATTGATTGGGGTCTGTTTAAGCACAAGGTCAGGGAAGGTTCGGAAGAACCGGTTTCGCAGATGGGTCTCAACTTTGATACAGAAGTGGATAGAAAGATATCAACGGATATATACACGGTTACCAACACCAATGCTCGATCATATGTTCTATTCACAAAGAATATAATGAAAAACGCCAGAGATAAAAAGGGTAATGTCAATCTCCATGTAAGGATGTTTGAAAAGTTGAGGGAACAGAAAGTGAAGATTCACGCATTTACAGCATCTAAGTTGATTATGACTTACACACATGAGTGTGTTAGTAATATCTTGAACGCTGCGGGTGTTAAAGCCAATTAAAGTTTAAACCAGTAATAAATACATGTCGTCACCAATTCACAAACATGTTGTAAGCTACATCCATCATGTTTGGGGAAGCAAGGGGTATTTCCCGGGTCCACAACCAATTTCAATCGAGTACAAGCACTTTCCGACACTCAAGGGTAACGAATACGTTGTATGCGAAAAAACCGACGGGGAGAGGCATATGTTAGTTGCGACAACATACGAAGGTAAACCTGTGTGTATGTTGGTGAACCGCGCATTTGATATGATTCCCGTAAAATTGAGGCTCAGCAGGAAAGTCTATGAAGGTACGATCCTTGACGGAGAACTCTACGAAAACACGCTCATGGTCTATGACGCTCTCCTTGTGTGTGGCGAACCTATTGGACATCTCAACCTCCTCGGAAGACTCGCAGCGGCTGAAAAGATGATGAAGGGTATCATTTATGTAAAGTCTGATATGTATCGTCTCAAGATGAAAACATTTCACGCCATGCGAGACTTTGATCACTTCATGTATCAGTACCTTCCCACAGTCGAACAAAGAGTGGATGGACTCGTATTCACACCCGTGAATGAGCCAATGCGGATTGGAACCCACGAAACTATGTTCAAATGGAAGCCATGTGAAAAGAATACAGTTGACTTCCTCATGAAGAGGGGGGAAAGTTTTAAGGGTGTTGGTCAGAAAGGTGACCCAGTTTGGAAACTCTATGTTCAAGAGAAAGGAAAACTATTCTTTGAGAGTGAATTTCCCCTAACCACAATGAACGAACCCTGGTTTGAAGAAGGAGCTATAGTTGAATGTATGTACATCACATGGGAACCGGGTCCCATATGGTGGAAGCCTATCAAGAGGCGGAGAGATAAAACGCACCCCAACAATCGTCGCACATTTTATAGGACTATAGTTAACATCAAGGAGAATATTCAGATGAAGGAGTTCTTAGATTGTAGACCAGAACGTAATGCCCCGCAGTCTCTGGAAGATCAGCCTTAGTAACTTGAGTATCATTTGTGTAATACCATACATCCTCGTTTTTTACGAAACTCACATAGTGTCCATCTTGTTGTATTCCGGTGTGAATCGCGCTCGCCACAAGTTCGTATTCGTGTTTGTCAATAGTAATGTTTTCGATAACATTTACATGACTTTTTTTATCAAATGAAATTATTAGCATTTGTGGAAGTTTTGAAAATATCATTCGGGTTGTCGCAACATTGTGAACCTTCCCTTCGTTGTCTTCAAAATTTTCAATTACATTCCAATCGGTACTCTTTGTAAGCATCTCAGCGAGGTCAGTTCCATCTGAAGTTACGATATGAATACCAAAATCTTCTTGGGATTGGACCTTTCCACCGGGCCATATCGTTTCCTGTCTCTTTTTCCCATAAAACCACGGCTTTACTTCAGGACACGATCTTTCCAGAATATCTATGATACAAAGGATTGCTTCTTGTGTGTCGTGTGGTTCTTTGTCTTCAAACCTTGGGAACCCTTTGTAGAACTGTTTCAAAAGTGGTGTCAAATCTACAACGCTCTTTTCTTTAGAAAGCCAGTAAAAATGAACAAGCTCCTTGTATAATTGTGTAAACTCACATTCACCCCGATACCCAAATTGTAAAAAATAGTTTGAAAGAAGTGGGACATGTAAAAGGCAGTGTATAGCTGTATTAAAATAACAGGTATTTCCGAGGTTTTTAAACCCCTTCATTATATTTTATGTATAAAAAAACACTTAAGAAAATGGCGCGTATGTTTAATGTAACAAAACAATGCTTGACATCAAATCCATCGTTGATAAGCTCCTTCCTGTGGTTGAATCGCACAGGGGTGAGGAACACATTGAAATTGAGATGCGTCTCGGTAAACATAATGGATCATTCTTCGATACCAACGTGGGCAAGGACACATTTGACAGGGTAATGGAAGGTCTTCACAAATATACCGGATGGGAGAAAGTTGAAACGTCTGAACTTGATGTGTATTATAGCGACCCGAATCACATTCGTCTCTCTGTGAATAAAGATACTGGTGAAAATGGGGTGATGATCCAAAAGATTAATGTTTTGAAAGATGACTTCAGCGAGACACCCCTTGATATGCGTTTTAGTGTGTCCCGCGAGATTCCAACATGGGGCGAATACGACATGGATCGAGTTCGCACAAAGACTCGTCATTCATTTATCCGAAAAAATCTCAGTATCGACATGACAATTTCATCAGGTGATAATGCCGACATGGACGCCGAAGAAGATTGTTTGTACCAAATTGAGTTTGAAATTATCGACCCGACTAAAGTCTCAACTCGTGATGAATTTTTCAACATAGTCCACAAAGTAAATGATTTGTCCAAATTAATTCCTATGTAATAAGTAAGATGTCTCGTATCGTCATAAGTGGCGTTGTCATACTCGTAATTATTATTACTACCACTATTGTGCTCATGAATATGGGTGAGAACACGTTGGGTCCAAGTGTGGGCCCATCCGCTGGGGTATCTGTTTCCCAGAGCGAATCATCATCGGCAAGGACGTCGTCTTCATCTTCGTCTTCGTCTTCGAGCGCGGCGACGACGACGGCGGCGGCATCGGCGTCTGTCGATCCAACCCAATCCTGTTCGTCGGTCGAGGAATGTTCGGCACTTATACCAGAAGACGCGGGTGTAGAAGGTGAAGGTGAACCCGTGGGGCATGTAACTGACGTGGTCGTTCCAGATACAGATGAAACTCCCGGAGATGGGACGGCGACGGGCATGGTTAAGTGTGTCAATACACGCCGCCGCAGTGAAATGGGATGGAAGGGTAAAGGTCGTTGGAAAACGGAATCCCAAGCTCGCAGCCAGTGTGCTGATTTTGAATATATGAGTCTCGAATGCCCAAACGAACACGGTTTTGAGGTATACTGCGCGAATGACATTTCCGAAGCACAAACTCTCCTCAACCGGGAATGTAAGGGTGACGTGGAAGGTACTCAATTAGGTGGTGGTACAAACTCGCATTGTTACGGCCCATATGAATGGGGAGCCGTACATGGCGGTGGTGCCAATAGGGGGGCGGTATACAAAATATAAAGATCTATGTAATAAGTAAAATGATACGATACGTACTCCCCCTTTTAGCGTTATTTCTTATGTTCGAAAATAAGGTTAATTCAGAAGAAATAGCGGGTTCTAAAAATTTCCATTTAAGCGGAGGTATGTCCAAACAGATGTACCTTCTTATGCGTAGTGAAGGTATGGGCGAGGAAAATCTAAAGAAGTTCGTTCAAATGGAGGATCGTTTTCTTCAAATTGAACGAAATTCGGTTTGTTCCGGTACGTCTTACACAGTGGAAGCGGTGGCCCTTTCAAACCTTATAAGGGATATATTTCCAAAGTATAAGTTCGCTTATCATGGTATCCACCTTAAGCAGATTGCCGAACCGACTAAAACTGTGAACTCACGAGTAAAATGTTGAGTAAATTCCAAATCATCATATGATGTTTGGGACTGTCAATTTTTTGGTAATTTTTAAGAATATGTAAGATGAGCTTGTTATCATCATCGATGCATAGATCGGTCGGCGTCCCGACACCGTCTGGATCCTCCTGTCTAAATTTTTCATCGAACTTATAATCAATTTCAAGGGCTGACCACTTCGAGTTTTGTCTTCCCTGTCTAATGTAATCGGCAATGACGTAAATAATTGCGTCTAAAAACTCTTCGGTTGCCATATCAATCCAAGAGTTTTTAGGTGTTCCCCACTCCCGTGTATCCGAATCAACAATCACACCTTGCCCATACCGTTCCTTTCCAATCTCAAGTCGTCCAATGATTTGCTGCTCGATTGTCTCTTGCATGTTTAATTAAATTGTCACTTATTCCTTAAGTTTAACCACGCCTTTTTGTACTTTTCAAGTTGTTTCATCGTTGGGCCATTGTTCATGATGTAATTTGTCGCCGCATTTCTGTATTGAGCGACAAGTCTATTTGGTACACCCGCGACATTCAACTGAGTACGAATAACTTTCCTTTCCAGGTTTCTACCTCTCTCACTCTTCCACCGATTAACGAGTCTCTTTTTGATAATATCCACGTCTCTTTTGAAAGGAATACCCTGTTTGTTTCCGGTTTTCAATTTGTTAAGGCGAGTTTTCATCTCCTTAACATCATTATTAAGAGAAGGCATCACATTCTTGTAGCGATCCATCCACCGTTTACCATAGAGTTTGACAATGTCTTTACGAATGGCGTTTTCACTGAGACCCCTCTTCTTGATGACCTGCTCTTTCTTTACATTTCTCTTCTTTTTCGCCACTTCTTTGCGAGTGGGTGGCGTCTTTGGCTTGGGTTTGGGAGCAAGCATAGCGTTACGAGCCTTTTCAATCTTCTTACAGAGGGTGACCTTTGTCTCTTTGGGATCAAGTTTAATATTAAGAATACCCGCAACGCGAAGAAGTTCAGTCTTACTGTAGCCCGTACAAGTGGCGCGACCAACCTTGAAGTCTTTACCAGATCCAACAAGGGCAACATTCTTCTTCTTGTCGGTGTTACGGAAAGTAGCACTCTTCACCCCCGAAATCTTCTTAATCTTTTCACAAATCTCCCCCTTCTTTGTGGATGTTGTGATTCCAACGACACCCATCTTCTTTGCGAGATCCTCAAGCTCTGGTTTTGACATACGCATACATTGCTTGGCGTCAATTTTAAGGGCCGACGCCTGTTTTTTGCTCAAAATAGACTTCTTCTTGGGTGACTTGACCTTCTTCCCCTTGACCAATCTATTTGGTACAGACGCAGTTAGGAAGATTTCACCCTTTTCATAAAGTACTTTTGCCAATTGAGAACCATCGGTGTATGCTCTAAGCATATCCGCGGGCGTTGGAGCGCCCGATATTTGAATGTTACCGGACTTGGCCAATATGTATTTATGACCTCTATATGTGAGATACATGAATGGCGAGAGTTCCGAATCATACTTGACATCCGTAGCTCCATAATTGGACACAAATCTTTTTGTAAGTAAGACCAAATTCTTGAAAATGCCATTCACTCTAAACTGGCCACTGAGATTGTTATATTCAAATGGATTGTAGAGGAAGGCTTCCTTCTCGCTGTAGTTACCAACAATGAAACGACGGATGAGTTCGGGTTGATTTGATATATTTGTTCCGAGAAACCCACCCGAGAAACGAATTTTGCCATTTCTATAAAAGTTGACTGTCGCACCCTTGGATTCGTTATTATCAGAAATCACAACCTTCAATTGAACAGTAAAAAAGTTCTTATTGAGGTCACCCTTTTTCCCGTATTCGCGAGTATGAGAGAAACCTGTAGTAAAACGTCCATACATACCATTGATCTCTCTAGTTTCTAAATAAAGACCTTCGCCGATTGGTGTTTTGGGAAGTGGGGGTTTGAGGAGAATCTTCTTAAGATCAATTCTCGATTCAGCACTAAAGTTCCTATTCACAGTCGCATTGAACATCCCAGGATTCAACTTACTAATCTTAAATGTCAAAGTGGGTGTTGCGGGCTTCATGGCCATTGCGATGACTTCGTTGGTATTATCATTGCTGTTTGACATATGAACAAATTCGGCAAACTCGCCATAGTTTTCGTTGCTTATAATATTTTTTTCAAGGCGTGGAGGAAAAGCCATATCCGCCTCAATTTCTCTAATTAGTGCATTATTTGACGCAGTCGTAGAAACAGAACTTGGGCTGTTCGTGGGGCGAACTTCCACCCCCGACTGCTTGACAAATTCCCTGAGCTGCTGACTCATTCTACTATGGGGTATCATTTTTTTTAATAGTCATCGGTGAACCCAAGAGTTTCTTCAACCACATCCAGACCATAGATGATAGGTTGCTTGGGATATGTTCTACCCTTGTAGCTAACTATTTCTTCCCTGACTTCAATGTCACGAGAGCTAAATGGTCCCGCATAGAAATCCTGGTTGAACCTGGGCTTGCCCAAGTTGTTTGCTTGACAATGTTGGTTGAATACCTGGATGAACAACGCCTGTGGTACAAAGAGCTCCTTTCCAAAGGTGATACCTGTACTTTCAAGGAAGTTGTGGAGCGTACTCGCAACCATCGCCACCTGCTTCTGGATCTTCTTGAAATACTCTGGAACCACATTCCATATATCCTTGTTCCTATAACTATTTGAGTATGCGAGATATGCCTTCACACACTTGAGAAGAATTTTAGGTAGTTCCCCATTCAACTTTTCGTCGAGTTGTGGGTCTGCATCTCTGACCTGTTTTGAGAAGTTCCACGCCAAAATACGGCGGAGAACAGAACCAGAGTTATCCTTCCAATTCGGAACCTCGTTACCACCCAAAACCCCGGGGACATTCCATTCAATCGATACCGCCGTTTTGTTCTTCACCGCAACCGATACATCTTCACCCGAAACCATCGACTGAAACTCGGCCTGTTCAAGGGCGAGGTCGCCTTTTACCTCTGGTGCAATAAACATAAATGAGTCCTTAATAGCCGAAAGTCCGAACTTCTTTTCAATATTGTTTGAAAGGGTGCCGACATCTTCATTCTCGTAGAACTTCTTGAACACCTTTGTAATCAGGGTACTCTTACCAGAACGTGCAATACCCTTGAAAAAGGGGATCACCTGCCATCCGTCAAGTTCCCCCACATCGTAACATAGGCGACCACCCATGACATACGCCCAGTTACACACCTCTTCGTCGAACTTTTGATACTTGAGAACAGAATCAAACCACGGCGTTGGAATATCCTGCCATCTTTCGACATGGGAGAAGTCATCGAATTGCTGATCGAAATACTTACACGCAATGATTGTTGGATCAAGGCATCGGAACTCCGCACTATCATACGGATAGAAGCAGCAGTCGTACACACCCCTATCTGGGATCCACTCCTTACCGACAAAAACACCATTCTTAAATGACCATACATGACGCCTCTTCGTGATTTCCGGGAATTGCCCGTCTATACATTTTGTCATATTATCAATCACATCTCGGAAAACAGATCCCCGGCTAGTAAAGTTTTTCCATGTAATAAAATCGTCATCTTTCTGTGCGAGAGAATATACAAACTGTTCAATGGTGAATTTTGGCTTCCAGGCGCGAGTTCTATGACCATCTATTGTCTTAATTTCTTCACAACATTGACCCTTGTATCTACGATAACCGGCTTTGTATGTTTCATCCAGAGAGTACAGAAGACACTTTTGAAATGGTGTGGACTTTTCAATCTCATCTTCATCCATCGTAGATGGGTCGCCATTTATGTTAAATTGTGGCTGAGCTGTTGGATTATCCACTCTCTCAAATGAAGTGTAGTGACGACGAATATTTTCATAGCCATCACTCAACTGTTTAAGGATATTATTGATACGTTTCACCAGGGTAATACCATCGTCATTTGGTTCGTGTTTATGAATTTTAAGAGCGCGCGCATGGTTTTTAAGATTAACGAGATATGTTCTCTGCTTTTCACGGATACCTTTGATAGCTAATACATCAATCCGCGATGGGTTAGGATTACCATCTTCGTCAAAATTATCGGGGTGGACAAACTGGCGATATCCCAACTCACGGGCATTTCGAAAATCATTTGTTTTGAGATCCCAGTGTTGTTCCCAGTCGTCAATAGTGGACGCGATTTTATCTCCATTCATTGATTGGATATGTTCCTTCAGTAGCTCTACCAGAGCCCCAAACTTGTTAGGTTCCTTATCAATGAAATGGGTATCTTCCATTCCTACGTGTTTAATGAATTACAATTCTTCTTTCTAAGCTGATTTTGGTGGCTGCATTTTGGAAAGCATCTTTATGAGAATTTTATTTTGTGTTTCCAATTGGTAACAAAGATTGACTAGAGCAGAGCATATAGTATCACCGTCTGGTGTCGCCAAGAGGGAGCTCATAAGTCCCGCGATATCTATGCCTTCGTCATCATCTTCTTGGAAGAATTCATCGTATTCCTCACCCCCGTCAGCCATTAATAGATCTTCGACATCTTCGTCGGAGATAATTTCTCCCTCTTCAATTTCAACATCAATTTCATCATCGGTTTCTTGATCTTCAGGGCGAGCCGACATTTAACCTACACTGAGAAAAATTGAAATCAAAATTTTCGCACCAGGCGCGATTTCACCGAGAAAAAAAATCTCTGCTTATAGTACAAAAACTCTCACAATGGCTGGTGGCCTCATGCAACTCGTGGCCTATGGTGCCCAAGACGTCTACTTGACAGGAAACCCAAAAGTTACCTTCTTCCAAGCGGTGTACAAGCGTCACACCAACTTCGCGATGGAAAACATCGAACAAACTGTTAACGGTACCGCCGCCAACTCAGGCCGCGTGTCCGTGACCGTTGCCCGTAACGGTGATTTGGTTGGCGACATGTACGTCGAACTCCAATCTGCTGCGGCCAACACCAGCACCGCGTCCGGTGATGACGCTTGCTGGGTCGCTGAGCGTGCGATCGCGTCCGCCGAAATTTCCATTGGTGGACAGCGCATTGACAAGCACTACCAACGCTGGTGGCGTTTGTACTCCGAGCTTTACTTGGACGAAGCCAAGAAGGCTAACTGGGGTAAGATGACCACTGCCAAGACTGGTAACACTGTTTACTTGCCTTTGATCTTCTTTTTCAACCGCAATCCAGGTCTCTATTTGCCATTGATTGCGTTGCAATATCATGAGGTCCGTATCGATTTCGATCTTACCTCCACTTTCTCCACCTACTTGAGCACCTCCGTGTTCAAGGTCTGGGCCAACTACGTGTATCTTGACACCGAGGAGCGACGCCGCTTCGCGCAAAAGGGTCACGAGTACCTCATCGAGCAGGTGCAACACACTGGCTCCGACACCGTCACTGCCGGTTCCACTTCCAACAAGCGCCTTTCCTACAACCACCCAGTTAAGGAACTCGTCTGGTGTTTCAACGACCCAGCGACCGCGAATGTTGCCACTTCCTTGTGGAACTTCACCACCGAACCAGCGGCGGCTGATATCGTCCTCGAGTGTGATGCCCGTGCGGGTGTTGCGTCCAACTGTTATGTCCCAGTTGGCCTCGCGGGTGGTGTCCCACTCTACGATACCGCGAAGTCCACCTCCGACTTCGACGAAGAGCGTGTTGGTCCATTGACTGATTTCAAGTTGGTCCTCAACGGTCAAGACCGATTCAAGGCCCAAAAGGGTAAGTACTTCAACCAAGTGCAACCATACAACCACCACAGTGGTAACCCATACGCGGGTGTGTACTCGTACTCCTTCGCGCTCAAGCCAGAAGAACACCAACCAACCGGTACTTGCAACTTCTCTCGTATCGACAACGCCCAAGTCGCGGTCACCATCCCAGCGGCGGCGGCCTCCACCACCATGCACATGTTTGCGGTCAACTACAACGTCCTCCGCATCCAATCCGGTATGGGTGGTCTCGCCTTCTCCAACTAAGCTAATTATGGCTTAAGTATGTGATCTCGTCTCGTTTCGCGCAATAAAAAATTAAGTTTAAAAAATGTTTAGAACACAATTTTTAAATCTAATATTATAGTAAAAATGGCTGAGAAGCAAACCAAGCAACAACAAATGGGAGTCTGGATTCCAGTGTCAATCCTCGCTTTGGGTGTGATCGCGACCGTTTTCGCGATGTCCCGCAATGGTCGTAATGGATATTTCAAACTTAAATAAATGACACATGTAATAACAAATGCAGGACATTTACACAGATGGTAGTTGCCTCGGCAACCCTGGTCCAGGTGGGTGGGGTGTTGTTGGCCCAGGATTGAGAATCTCTGGGGGACAAGACAACACTACAAACAACGCTATGGAAATGACTGCAGTCGTTAAGGCGCTTCAACAGCTC